CGGACAAATTGGCGCGAAGGTAGGGACTGAATTAAGTTCCCTATCTTCGCGTGTTACCTCCCTTGAGTCCAACGGTGGCGGTGGGGGAGGTAGTTCGCCTGTAGATAGTTACTCGGAGACAACCTACACAAATGGAGTCGTTACGGGTATATCAACTTGGTCAACTTCGTCTAAAACAAATTTGGTTCAAACGAAGTCATTTACATACACAGACGGTTTGCTCACTCAAATAGTAGTGGCAGATGGGTCTAGCGTGACCGAGTTGACAACGACAATTACTTACGACTCAAACGGAAACCTGGAGTCGATTACTAAGGATTACGCATAATGACCTGGACCTATACAGCATCCACCCATTCTTCGGGTAATCGTAATGTACTAGAGCTTTCATCAGGCACTACAGAAAACGATCTGAGTGGCTTGATCGGAATGACGGGTGTTACTCATTATGTAAATGAAAATCATTTAAATGTTTATGAGATAGATGCCACTACTCGTGTTAGCATTAGAGGTACTTTGTACCACGATCCTGATACGGAGATATTGATTCTACATCACACGAATACAGGTCTAACTAATAGTACTGCATCAACCGCGATGTCAATAGATGGTAGTGCGGCGAACCCGGCGTTTTATTATTACGGCACTACTAGAACCAATTCAACTAGAGGCACATCGACTAATTCTAAAAGCACAGGCTTAATCTTTACAGGTGCTAGGATTTCTAATTGGCATCCAGCGGACGCTATTATTTCAGGAGGCGGAACTTCGGAATCTTTCGTGGGTAGAGGCGGTGTAATACTTACCGCAAGGCCATGCACAGGCTCGTATAACCTCGATGTCATCGGTACAACTTGGCGAGGTATTACGGGTGGTCTTGAGTGGCGTAATCCCTTCGGTAATAGCAACGGATCGTTTGATGGTACATTTGACGGGGTCGCAATTTTGCTTCCGGCTTTCAACGGTACATATAAGTTTGCCAACTCTTCTATTGGAGAGGTTATCAATAACACTTCCGGTGCTGGTCAAATTACTTTTCATACACTACGAGAGTTTGATGTGTCACAGAATATTAACGACTACGATATTGGTTCAGATGGGATGAATGGATACGGTCATCGTGAGTACGAAGTCATAAACTCCGCAACAGGGACTGATGTTGTTAAGATGTGGCGCAATACTAGAGGCAATACAGGTCAGCGTGGTGTAGTCATAATTAAGAAGGAAGTCTCATTTAATATTAAAGACGCAAGTGGAACGGCTCTTGAGGGTGTTAAGTTATATTTGGAAGACAATCCATCTTCATACGCCAAGAACGCAGTATTCCTTAAAAGTAAATCTAAGGACACCACCAATGGGTATACTGCTGTAGGTAATTCACCTATTACTAGAGGGTCTCCAAATGCCAATGGCGACATGGTTTACGATTACAGCACTTCTGAGGTCTATAATAAAACTTCAGATGCAAGCGGTGATATAGCAAAGTTTGAAGTCCTGACAGGAGTACAAATTCACGAGTATAATTCAAATGATGCAGACGCGGCTACAATCTATGGTATGCACATTCGCTCAAATGGTTATTGGGGTTTCAGTAGTACTGATAATAGAGGTCCAGCTTACTCCGATTGGGACACCGCTAACTTCGGTAACTTCTATCGTGTAGACCGCCGTTCAGACTCCAATACAAACGCAGACGACTTCACATTTAAGTTCTGCTCATACGGACATTCTTTGTCCTCCTCATCTCAAGCTCTTAAAGGACTAGGTGAACTACAAGTAAGTTGGGTATTGTTTGATGATCTTACTATTACGCAGTCCGACAAAACTATTGTAGACGCTTACACAGAAATAGAAAACTCCGCTAAGTTCTACGACAGAGCGAAGTCTTACCTCACCGACAACTACGCTGGAGAAGGTGCTACAATCGTAGCCCGATCAGGAAATGAAATTGACCTTGGTTCTTATGATTTGGTTATCGATGCAACTGCTTCTAGCGCGTTTGCGATCAGCGGTACAACCATCACGATTAAAGCGACTACATTCACGGGTGATTTAACTACCACAGGCACAATCACCTTATCCAACGGAGCTAGTGTTCTTGGTCAATATACCGATGCAAACGGCACTAATATCATTCTTCCGTGGTCTGTGACAAACATCGAAGCGGGTAGTACACTACAGCTTTATAATGTGACTAAGGACGCTGAGGTCGTTAATCAGGTAGTCACAGGCACGGCTGGAACAAAGGTTAGTGATAGTGGTACATACACAACCACGCAGATCGCCGCTAACGATAATATAAGACTACGCCTTACTTGCCAAGCTGGTGCTGAAGCGTTCCTTGCATACGAAGCCTTTGGTGTCGCAACAACTGCTGGTATATCGTTCAGAGCGGACCAACAAGCGGACACCGTTTATAACGGCAATGGTATCGATGGTTCTAACATAAGCACCCTCACCGCCGACTATCCGAATGTACAGATAGACATTAGCGATGGTGATGGTTCCGCTGATGCTCGCGAACTTTATGCGTTCTATGTGTACCAATCCACTACATCGACAGGGATCGAGAATTGGTTCGGAGCTATGACCGCTATCGATGCGATGAACTACCGGGTAAATACCGCTGTTGTGGACATTAAGTTACAGAACACAGGTACTACTGCTTTAGTTATCTCAGGTGCTAGGATATACCGCGATAACGGAACTTCTATCCTACACGCTGAAACAGGCGACCTACCCATGACATTGGATGCCGGAGAACTCGTGCAGTACATCGCACCACAGATCGACACAGCTATGAACGCAAACGCCAAACTCGATGGCGTGTCTAAGAACTCCAAGCTAATACCCGCACTTCTATGAGCAGATACCGCAGTTACGGCAAACTAGACGATCCATTTGTGACTGAAGGGGACACCTTCTTTCTGCGGATGAATGCGCGTCTGCGGCCCAATCAGTTGAAGCCTGGTGAGGTAGCCCTGTCGAAGAATGGTCGAATGAACGATGATGGCACATGGCAACCTCGAAAAGGATTATCGACTTTATTCGGATCAATCACATCAGGTGCAGACTCAATTCTGCTTCCGTACATCGTTCAATCCGCATCCCGCTCATCGGGAGTGGTTTCAATAGTTCTCAATGACACTCCTAGTTTATCATTCATTCCAGGTGATAATATAACCGTAAAAAATATCGATGCATCCGTTGACGGCACTCACGCATTATCGACCGTAAACTTCACCACAAAGACTATCACATTCGCCAATGCTGGGATTGATGCAACATTTTCGGGTTCTCTCCAAGGCAGTTCTGCACCTAATGCATCAGTCTGTACGGCTGGTAACTCAATCGTAACAGAATTGGATTTTACCCTTAATGATGATGGGGTAAATGCGGTGTATGGATCAGCGGTTTACAGCGATGCCTCATCCAATTCGGACGACTTTATTTTTTCCGCTACAAATAATCTTTGTGTGATTGTCAGGCTAAAAGACACAGCCTTATTTAAATGCCGATACGAGGGTGGCGGGGAGACGGTGGATGCCCCTGTGGGTATGTCTCAGGGATTCGATAAAATGTTTATCTTCCGCGAAGGTAAGACCGCACTTTCTGCAAGCCCATCACTTAATCAAATCAGTATATCCTCCGCCTCCCAATCGGGTCAGGTGATTACCGTAAATACATCCACGAATCATGGGCGGGTAGTAGGTGACTTTGTCACGCTGACTAACCTTGGAGGTTGGACAACTAATCCGAATGATTGCTATCAGATCGTATCTGCTCCAACTGCCACGCAGTTTACCGTGGAGATGGCAGATTCTCAAACTGCTACCTTCAATGTATCGGGAGCAACAGTAGAATACTTTGAAGATTTTACGAGGGTATCAAATGGCACTTATACAGCACCTGTTTATTTAACCGATACGAATGTAAGCGCAACCGATGGTGTGGTTACAATGAACATAGGATCGGGCCATAATCTAACCGAGGGCGATCAGATAGTTATTCGTGATGCAACTACACCGATTGATCTATACCTTGGGAAAGAGGTAGTGGTAACATCGACTCCTAGTTCCACGCAATTCACCTTTAACTTAGGCGTGGAAAATGTGACGGGTAAATCCATAACCGTGTCTAGGCAATTAGCCATCGGTAAAGGATTTATTTATATGCCATCTGCCCCGTGGGGAGAGTTCCACCAGCGTAGACTTTGGGTTCCTTATTGGTACACCTCTGATGTATCTCCGAGTGATCGGAATATTCGGGACGAATTAATCGCATCAGATATTTTTGATGAAAATACCTATGACCGCATCGGTAATCAGTTCCGAGCTAGTGCCGGGCAGAGCGATTACCTGGTTGGACTGAAAGGATTTACACAGGATTCGATAGTGGTATTTAACCGCAAATCCATCCACCTAATGACAGGCGTGAGTGGATCTCTTTCCGATGTATCCACCAATGTGGTAACCACAGAGATCGGGGCATCGGCAAGAAAGTCAATCGTCCAAGTAGCGAATCAAATAATGTTCTTATCGGATCAAGGGATATATCAAATTCAGTTTTTAGATGAATACAATTTGCGCGGAACAGGCACACCATTATCTGAAACCATTCAGCCTTTTATTGATCGGATCAATCAGGACTATGCTCATCTTTCAACAGGCGTATATTTCAACTCCCGTTATTGGTTGGCCGTCCCATTAGACTCATCACCAGGTGCTGGTAACGCGACTAAGCTAAACACCATATTGGTTTACAATTTTATCAATGGTGGATTTGAGAGTATTGACTCAGTCAACTCCGAGGACTTCGCCATTCGCGACTTACTTGTTGCCCGTGAGGGTGCGCAGAATGCTCTGTATCTGACAACCGAGGAGGGCGGGGTGCATAAGATAGATGGCAATGAGGGAGGCGATGTTGTATCAATTACAGCGGGTCAATCTAGTTCCTCAACCATCCCTGTAATCAGTCAGCTAACCACCCGACAATACGATGCCGATTCAATGGATCGTAAAACATTCAGCCGTGCAGAGCTTCATGTAAAATCAAACAGTTCTCAGACTGATGGTAATATTCAATTCGTCACAGAAGATCCTGACTCGGTAAGCACAAGCACAGCAATCTCTAGCCTACTAGGCAATACATTACCCGACTCCGAGGAAGCCTCCCTACGCCTTCGCGTAAATAAGAAGGGCTTCGGAATACAGGCAGACTTCCAACCATCCATAGGCCGTCCATATCTTCGGGCTACCAAGATAGACGCAAGAATCAGCAACCGATCAACCACATCAATTTCATAAGGAGAATAAATTATGGCAGTATTACAGACAGGACAAACTTTCACATCGGGCGACCAGGTGACAGCCGACAAACTAATGGACATCGCCAATGATGCGAGATTTATAACAACCGCAAACGAAACCGCAGACGGCTCAACCATACAAGTCGATGCTGTGGGTGGATACTTAAAAGTACCAAGCAATGGAATAGGCTCAAACGAGTTATCCTCTGATGCATCGGTAGACGCTAATAGAGCAGTCGGGACTAACCATATAAAGGATGATGCGGTAACTTATGATAAGATTCAAAATGTCGCCGCAAGCTCAGTTATCGGAAACACAACAGGCAGTACCGCAACCCCCACTAATGTAGCGATAATAGATGATGATACGATGGCTACAGCCTCTGCTACTTCATTGGCTACATCAGAAAGCATTAAGGCGTATGTGGATGCAGAAGTAGGAAGTAGTGGTATCTCTGTATGGGATTCAAGCTGGGTAGCTCAAGATAATCAAAGTTCCCCGACTTCTTTAGCCAATAATACAACTCTTACCTTTTCACACACTTTAGGTGTATTACCTAAATCGGTAACTGTATATGTGGCTACTAATAGCTTAGGTTCTAATAGTGTTTTGATGCATACCGTTTACCAATTAGATGCTAATAATATCACGAGTTATCACAGAAATTGTACAGTTCAAAATTTATCTTCATCTTCTTTAGATATTCGTCTTGGAGGGTCTTACTTTGATGATTCTCAAGCATTGGTAAGTTGGGGGACCGCAAATACACACATTAGAGTTATAGCACTAGGTTAAAAATTAAATTCAAGAACTATGGACATACTCGATAAATTATATCACAGGGAGCCAAAGGGCGTTGCATCTTTTTCACACAATGATCCACTCAAGCAAGCGGCTACCTTACTAAACATGGCCGCCCCCGAAGGCGAAGAGGTTGCGTATATCAACGACAAGGAAGCAAAACTCTTAAAAAGCAAGGGTGGAGCGGGTGTGCCTGTAAACTCTTCGGGAGTAAAATCTTACTTCATCCAAAAACTTTTTGGAGGTGGGAAAAAGCCCCCAACACTCGAAAAGTTCGATGTGGGTAGATCGGCTCGTGATTATGTCAAAGCAATGGCTGACCCCGACTTACAGGATGATCTGTTGGCAACTCGTCTAACATACGATCCTCTTTATCAGGACCTACAAATAAGCCTAGCCCAGCGAGCCGCCGATCCGATGGCACAGCTTGCGGAGCAACAGGCCATGCGGTCCCAAGAGTTTGGCACAGAGATGGCTGGCCGTCAGGCAGAATCCGATATCGGTTTGTTAAATCTTTATGGTGCAGATGCTACTGCCGCAGTACGAGCATCCGATCCACTCATGCAAGCCCGTGTGAGCCAAGCAAACGAGTTGGCCGATCAAGCATATCGCGAGGCTCAGATTACCGATCTATCGCCCGAAATGAGACGCAGGGCCACTCAGTCTGCCCGCGAGGGATTAGTCGCTCGTGGTCGGGATATGGACAATGTGGGCATTGCGGCCGAGGCGATGAGCCGTGAGGATTACTTGCGGGATATTATAAATCAAAATCGCAACCAAGCATCAGCACTTGGCGGGTATGCTTCTAGGCTAAACCAAGCAACCTCATACGATCCACTTCGACTCACTAGTGGAGGGCAGAACTTCGTACAGCAAGGGTATGGCCAACGAGCCGCCCTGTTCGGAATGCCACAGGAATCAGTCACCCGTATCAATCCCGATGCCGGAGTAAATATCGGTATGCAAGAATATGCGAACCGAGCGAACTACCTGGCAAACACATATGCGGCCAAGGAACAGGCGGCTGGTGGAGCGGCTGGTGGATTATTAAGCGGATTAGGTTCAGCAATCGGTGGAATCTTTGGTGGTTAGCTGGGACAATCAGGAGTTAATCAAAACCATAATTTCGGACAAGGGATAAGCACATATCGAGGCGGTGGTGGAAACACTATGATGTCAGACGGTTACAAATTATTTTAATATCATGGCAATAGGAGACACAGTACAGGCGGGACTCATGCGAGTCGATTTCTCACCAATCCAACGGGCCGGGGAGGCACAGGCTAGGGCGAACCAGGCGTTTGGGAATGCTATCGGCGGTGCGATAGAGAAGTATCAGCTTAATAAGGAGAAGCGGGCGAAGCTAGAGGGTGAAATCGAGGCAATGCTTCCAACATATATGCAAAATCTCACTATGTCCGGGAACGAGGATTCAGATAAAAAGAATATGTCTCGCATTGAGAAATTCCAAAAAGGAGACATGAGTATGTCCGATCTCCAGGGTTTAGCGGGCGAGCTTGCAATGCGTGATAGACAAGCCACGAAAGGGTTAGATCAACGCTATAAGCAAGCGCAGATACAAAACTTAGAGTTTGAGAATAGATTCAAAAAGGCGGATGAAGAAAATCGTCTACTTCGTAGCACTCTTGAGACTGAAGGCCTTGGTTTACTTAATCGTCTGAGAGATAATCAACTTGCTGTAGCTGACATTGAGAAGCAACTAAAACAAAACGAGTTAGGCGTTAATGAAGAACGACTCCAAACAGAACTAGAACAAGCCAAGGCATCGCTCGCTAGAACTCAAGAAGAAGTAACTCAAAAGCGTAATACTAATAGCGTGTTTGCTGATTTACATCAAAAAGACTTAACCAAATATGCTTTAGATGTTGCACAGGCTCAATCTGCACTAGCCATCAATGCAGAGAAGCTAGATCAATTAAGAGCATCAAGTGATGTGGATCTTAAAACGAAGGAGGCTAACTTAAAAATACTCGAAGCAGAACGCAAAGAGTTGGAGCAAGGATTATTGGAGAGACAAAACTTGTTAAATACATTTTCTGCGGGAATACAGGCGAACAAGGATGATCCAATGGTCACTCAGTTTTCTAATATGAATTTTGGTGATGCATTTCAAGGGGACATAGCTGGCGCTTTTTTTAACACCGTTGGCAATATCGGTGGCTTTTTTGGTGCTGAATTAACACCTGAGACTGCAACAGAAGGACAGCGCGTAGAGTCTTTAAACGCATTACTTAGACCAGCAATGGTTGCGCAGTTATCATCAAGACCATCTGTTTACACGCTCAAAACTCTAGAAAAAATATTACCACAAAGAGGTGATAATGACCAAAAAGGCCGCACAAAAATTGAAGCATTACTACCAATTTTAAGAAATAGGCTAAAGGAAGCGGCATCTACGGTTCAATCGGGCAACAGCAAAACTAATTATTACCAGGACGCTAAGGAACAAGCAAACTTGCTTCCTAAAATAATTTTTGGATTGGAAACAGCATTAAAAAATAACGAGCAAGACTCTGATGTTGGTGACGCAATCACGGGTAAAACATCTACGAATGTTGGATTTAGGATTATAAAATAATGATTAAAGTAGAGATAGATGGGGTAGGTATTGTCGAGTTTGATGATTCGTTTAGCGAATTATCACCAGCGGAACAGCAAAAAACCGTAAATGAAATAAGTGCCAAATACACACCTCGCCGATCTTCTGACTTAGATAAAGCGGGTGCAGTTGCTAAAGGATTTAATACAGGCTTTTTAGCTGATACCTTTGGTGCGCCTGTTGATCTCGTAAATGCGGGGCTGAGTGCAGTCGGACTTGGTACAGAAGCCCCATTTGGAGGTAGTGAGTCAATACGCAGACTGCTTGCCGCTGGTAATATGGGGTACACCGATGAAAAGGATTTACCCGAAGATCAAAGAGCATTAGCCCGTGGCGGAAGAACTGCTGGGCAAGTAACAGGTATGGCCGCTCCTGTTTTCAGTATGGCGGGTCGTTTATCTCCCGCACAAGCATTGATGCAGTCCCCTCCGGGTAAGTCCGCAGTAAAGTCTGTAGCATCTGAAATGGTAAAATCCACCGCTCGAAACCCAGGGCAGATGGCCGCAATTGAGGGAGCTTCTGCTTATGGTGCGGGACAAGCTCGTATGATCGCAGAAGATGTAGCACCTGGTAACGAATATGTAGGAACTGCCAGCGAGGTAGTCGGAGGATTACTTAGCCCATTAGCGTTAGCAAGAAAGCCAATCGAGAAGGCTAAACAATTTGCAGATACATTTTCACCGTCAGGTCGCGAGCGTGCCGCATCTCAAAAAGTATCAGAAATATTAAGAGAGCAGAACCCAGGTATTACCGATGAACAGATTTCAGGTATTGCAAAACAACTAAGAGATGCAGAGGGTCCGGGCAGAACCGCACAAGTTACATCAGATGAATTAGCAAGAAAGACATTCACCGCAATGGATAACAAACTTATCGCAGATGCGGGAGATGAAGCTAAGACTGCCATCAAGAATCAAAACAAAAAAACCACAGAAGCATTTAACCGCAAGATCCGTAAAATGCAGAATAGCGGTAACCCTGAGATGGTTAAGGAGGCCGCTCGTATTCGCTTGGATATGTTTACTAAGCGTATGCAATCTCGTGTAGATAATGCAGAGTCTAGGGTGGGGGAAGCAGTTGCAAAAGTATTGAATAAAAACTCTGATGATGCCGTTGCCGCGTCCCGCGAAGCACGCAGAATATTAGATGATGAGTTAAAGAAAGCTCGCCAAACAGAGACACAATTGTGGAGTGAAGTGGATAAGTCTGTAACTATTCCTAACCTTGGCATGAGTACTATAAAAAAGACTGATGCAATAAAAGCAGAAATGCTCCCGGAAGAAAAATTACCCGCACCAATTGAGGCTTTTGTAAATAGACTAAGAAGAAATGAAAAGGTAGGCAAAGACGCAGAACCATACTTTCAAAGACAATCAGACTTACAACCGACTCCGAGGCCGATAGAAAAACCTTCACCAATATCTGCAAAAGATCTTTTCCGAGCTAGAAGCCGTGCATTGGAAATGGGGCGTGAAGCCAAAGCCAAGATGAAGTTTGGAGAGGCACGCAGAATGAATGAGATCGCAGATGCTATGCTTGATGACTTGATGACGGTTACCGATGAGACTGCTACCATAGCTCGCGATTTCAGTCGCAACTTAAATGAGCGCTTCAACACAAAACTTATTAAGGGAATCAGGGAGGTTGAGCCGGAACTTGCTTTAGAGAAGGGCATAGGTGCGGCAAGTGATACACAGCGAGCATTGAATATACAAGCGATGAGGCGTGCTACTGAGAGTAGCGAAGCAAGTGCGGTATTAGCAAAAACTCAGAAGAACTTTATTCAAGCTGGAGCCGCTAGAGTTATAGATCCACAGACCGGGCAAGTAAATCCACGCAAACTTGCAGAACTTATTAAAAATAATCCGCAAACACTTCGCGAAGTTGGACTTCTTGATGATATTACTAATATGGACCAACAAGTTCGTCTTGCTGGGATATTGCAAAAGACGGCGAAGGATGGACAAGGGTTTGCCACACAAAGAAGTATCGCTGGTCAAATACTTGATAAAGGTAAAAAAGGCGGGCTAAGGAATGTAGTTAATAACGCTTTTGAATCTAAGTTCCAGGTGGAAGCATTTCGCGACTTAACTAATATGGTAAAGCGTGCCAAGAGTCCCGAAGCGTTAGAAGGATTAAGGCATGAAGTATTTGATACGCTTTTAAGTAAAGCCACAATTAAAGGGGGTGACCTGGATGGATTGATTAGCGGTAAACAGCTTGAGGAACTACTTAGTTCCAAGGTGGGCGATAAAACATTACGCCAAAACCTTCTTTCATCAAAACTTGTAACCCCTGAGCAACTTACTAACCTAGCCCACATTGGTCGCAAAGCTCGTATATTCGAGGAAGCGGCTACCGATCCCGCAAAATTAAACACAATTATTACCACAGGCGATGGAGTTGTTAATCTCCTAGCTAGAGTCATTGGTTCTAAGGTAGGTGCAAATTCCGCAGTCGGGCAAATGATGGGTGGCACTACTCTAATTGCACAAAGTGCTTTCTCTAAGATGGCACAAAAAACTATCGAGAAAGTACCAGCATTAAAGGTGCAAAGCGTACTTACCAAAGCAATGGAAGATCCAAAGTTTATGGCGATGTTACTAGAGATGGGACCGAAGGTTCCAAAGCAAGTAAACACTCGCATAAATGCTTACCTCCTACAGGCTGGTCTGCTCGAAGATTGACAAAACGCAAAACGCGAAGTAGCTTCATAGTCTGATAGTATTCATACTATCTTTCTTTGTATTAGCGGGGGAAACCCCGCTTTTTTTTGCACTTTTTTTTGTTAATAGTTGACACGAATGTCTTTTGTGTTTTTGGTGCATCTCATCGATCCTCGGTCGATAAAGATTCAACTAAATGCCGGCGTAGCTCAGTTGGTAGAGCAGGAGACTCTTAATCGATAGTGGATCGTGATGAATAAAACCATTACGCACTATGAATATATTGACCCAAAGTACCCCTATCGATACCAAGTCTCGGATGTTAAATGCGAATACCCCGATTCACGCCGACTTGCCCAACGGCGTTAAATTAATAACGCATGACTACGATGATGTGGTCGCTGAACTTACTAAGCCCGATTGGCCCTTGATCGATCAGTTGTTTTGGACTTACGAAACATCTAAGCTAAGTGCGGGTAACCCGAAGGACGATACCAAGCGCAAGAATGTGGTGGCTATGCGCCGCATCTTGGAGCGTGCTGGCATCGACCCCGCAAAGTGCGACATACGCCATTTCGCGGGTTCGATATCGAACCGCTGTATCGCGGAGTGGTATGTATGTACGCATAACGCGAACGATGTGCGGTTGGCTCGTAGCATGTTCAGCAAGCGCTGGATCATGTTCTATCGCAGTCAAAACATTGATACCCGCCCATTCGCGAATTGGGTGGCGTTACCTTTGCAAGGTATCAAGGTGAAGCAGTTTGATCCTAGTCGTCAGGAGTTGGAGCGTATCGTGGAGAACTGCGAGCGGCTGATCGTAAACGATCCGATGATGTGGCGTATGTACGCATTAGCGTACGGGTTTGGATTACGCAGTAGTGAGATCAAGCGCGCCAGGTGGGGTGACTTGATGGAAGATTTTGATGGTAATAAACTTATCCGCATCCATTCGCCCAAGAGCGGTGGCAAGTGGCAAGATCGGCCTGTCGATCCGGCATGGTGGGATAAGTTGTTCTCACATGGTGGGCATGATGGTGAACTGATTGTGCCTGTACAGGAAGATAGGATTACAAGAGAATTTCCGCAGTTCCTACGGGATGTATGCGGAGTGGTGGACCTCAGACCCGTGCATCGTTTGCGCAAGTATTGCGGGCATAGGGTGATGAGGAGTAATGGGAACAATGCTTTTGTGGCGAGCCGTGCGCTTGGCCACTCAAGCGTGGAGATGACACAGAGGGTATATGTTGGTAACCCCAGGATAGCACCTAGCTTCTAATACATTTTCAATTGCCCAATAACTAAACACAAAAAAAACCAAAGTTATAAACTACAAAGATACACTAATGACTACATTAATAAGTAATTGCGGCGTGCGGTTCTTGCATGGTGGATGCGGAGAAACGGACATAGAGATTCACGCAGAAGTTCCAACGAAACTTCCAATGAGACAAGTATGCGAAGACCTTATCGGTCTACTTTCAGCTTCACAGGCAACTGAAGACCTTGTTCGCCTTCAAGAGCTTCTAACGCGCCGATTAGAACATAGTCAAAGACCTGAGACTGCATCAGTCCCGTCTCTTGAGCAATCTGCTTAACGCGCTCACGCACATACTTGCTGTACCTGATATTCACAGGTTGGGTAAGTCCTTCTTTTTTTGGCATAGTGCCAACACTAAAACACACAAAAACACACAAATACAAGGAGAAAATAACACATGGGATTCTTAGATGGAATACAAGAAGTTAAATCGTCCGGCGATTCGGGCGGTAATTATATGAAGCTACAAGCTGGTGCGAATCAGTTCCGTATCGTTGGAAGTGGCGATGATGGAGGCGTGATTCAAGGCATGCTTGGTTGGGCAAATAACGATGATGGTTCCCGCCGTCCATTCCGCTGGAAGGTAGATGAGGCTCCACCCCGTAACTTCGAGGAGAAGCCAAAGGAGTTTATCGCTATGTTGGTATGGAACTACAAGGAATCACGCATTCAGATTCTTGAACTTACTCAGGCTGGGTTGAAGCGTGAGCTAGTTACCTTGGCTAAGGATGAGGAGTGGGGTGACCCAAGGAAGTACGACATCTCTATTACCAAGAGTGGTGAGAAGTTGGAAACCACTTATGCGATGACCCCGAAGCCACACAAGAAGCGTGCGGATGAGATCAATGAGGCGGTGAAGAACCTCAAGGTTAACCTGGCGGCACTCTATAGTGGTGGAGATCCCTTCGAGGAAACCGCTGTACAAGAACCTGTACAAGAGGAAGACGAGGAGGAACCATTCTGATGCAACTAGAAGTACATACTCTTCCTTCTATATACAAGTTTAAGAAGGCAAAGCAGAGCATAGATGACATGTTAGACATCACTCATTTTGTACACTCTTATCTAAAGGATGGTGGTGACCCAAGGAAAGTGCATTTCGCATGCCCTGATTTGGAGTTAACGAGTTCCGCTGGTATCAGTACTAAAATTATGAATGGCAAAGAAGTCCAACGGACAACTCTTCCTGTCGAGATAAAGAAGGAGGAAGACTGATGACGGTTGGGAAAATCAAAAAAGTGGTGGCGGAAAATATGGGAGTAACTTTACAGCAGTTAAATTCCCGATGCCGTCTGAGGAAGATCGCATTAGCTCGGCAAATCGCGATGTTTTATTCCTATTGCTCCGGGCTTACCCGTATGGAAGTGGGCAAGAAGTTTGACCGCGATCATACAAATGTGACTCATGCGGTTCGCCGCATCAAGGAGTGGCGTGAATGCGATCCCGAAATTCGTGCGATGCTGGAAGGTATCGAGGACGAGTATCCCGCACTTAAAAAGAACGCAGTAATATGTTAGTCCGCGACATTCCGAACGAAGCGTACCACGGGTCGAGCGAGTTATCTCGCTCGACTGCGTGGAACCTCCTCACCACATGCCCAGCGAAGGTGAAGCATGACCGCGAGAATCCATCTCCCGCTACCCCCGCACTTATAATCGGGGATGCGTTTCATACTGCTACACTTGAGCCAGCTAGGTTTGAATCCGAGTTTGCGGTAAAGCCAGCACAGCTTGGTGGCAAGGGTCCAAGATGTAACGCCTACAAGGAAATATTCGCAGAGATGCAAGCGGAAGAGCCTCATATAAAATGGCTTGAGGAATCCGAATATGAATATGTATGCGATATGGCATCCTCTGCCTTGGATCATCCAATCTTAAAGCAGTACCTGGCGGAACAGGATGCGGTGATTGAGGGAACTGCATACTTTGAGTGCGAAGGCGCGAAGTGCAAGGTACGCCCTGACTTATATCTGCCCGGTGCGGGTGTGGTGATTGATTTAAAAAGCACAGTTGATGCATCTGCTCGTGGATTTTCTAAGAGCGTAAGAACCTATGGTTATGCGTTCCAATGTGCATGGTATCTCGAAGGACTTCGCCTAGCTGGCGAGAAACCTACCGAGTTTATATTCTTAGCAGTAGAGAAGAAAGCACCGTATCTCACGGCGGCATATAGTATTAATACATCTGAGATAGAATCACAGACAAATGCTATGTACAAGGCGTGCAGAATATGGGCTGAGTGTACACAAAGTAATTACTTCCCCGGCTATGCGGATAATGTGGTTCCGCTTGATGTGGAGAGGAAGTCATCAATCAAGGCAGACAAGTTATGCATCAAAGATATGGCGAAGCACTTCGATGTAAGTCGTACCTATGTGTATCGGATGCTAAGAGACTACAAACTCAACTTCACTTACCTTGGGAATCGCAAGCTGTACGAAATCGCAGACTTCGCGAAGGCGGTGAAGATGGATAACGCAAAGAAATCTCAAAAGGAGGCGGCTTAAATGAGTATAGAAAACATGGAAAAAATATTGTGTCTTAATGCAGACGCATTGAGCAAAGGCGGGGAAGACAACAAAGAGCATGTTATGTTTATGATGCATAGCTTGCTCCAGCAGATCGTGGCTCATCTCAAAGGTGAGAACCTGGACTGCGTGGCGGACCCTGATGTGGTGATCACCTTTGAGGAGGATTGTGGGGATGAAGCTGACAATAGCAATTGATCCCGGTAAGTCGGGAGGATACGCGATTGCTTGGAACGGATTACATACCATCAACTTGCATACCCTCGATGAGGACTTCGAGTTCGTAGAGCATATCCAGGACTTGAAGGACCACCCCGATGTTACAGAGATAGAAGCGGTCATCGAGCTAGTACCTCCCTTTGCGGGGAAGATGATACCTAGTTCCACGAGCTTTAAGCTAGGGGCCAGCTATGGTTTCCTTCAAGGCGTGATGCGTATGGCGGAGATCCCGTTCACACTTGTGCGTCCACAGGAGTGGCAGAAGGGACTGAGTGGGCTAAGTGGACTAACCTCCGGCAAGCGTAAAAAAGCATTGATGAATCAAGCCAAGCAATTCTTCCCCAATATCAAAGGATTAACTCTCAAAACAGCAGATGCGATACTCATTCTGAGGCATCATTTAGTGAGATGAGAATTATAGAATTGATACTATTGGCTGGGTTATTTGTGACCGCAGTTGGGTGCTTTATTTGGCTCTTATTAGCTATCTTTTCAGCCATGATGGGATGCGGAGGAAACTAATAATATGGCGAAGAAAGATACTAAAACTAAAGAGCTTCGGGTACGCTTACCTGAGAAGCATCATGCAATCTTAGAAGAGTATTGTGAAGTATATGGACAGACCCCATCTTCCACAATTTGTGGATATATTGTGGAGGATTTGTGGCAAGCCCTCGCGCGCACACGCGAAGTAGTCGTAAAATTTAACAATTTTACTCCTAACAATAGTCCGTCTTCGCAAATTGTGGAAAAGTCGTCTTTAAAAAAGACTCCTGATAATTCTAAGAAAAAAAGAGCAAAGCAAATACCCGAAGACTTTGACCCACCACGGGAGATATCCGAGGCGCATGGACTCGACCACGAGAAAGCGGTGGCCGCGTTCATGGATTGGGCGATTGGTGGAGGAAAAGTTTACGCTGATTGGATAGCAACCTATCGGAACGCATGTCGTAGTTGGCTACCATCGAAGTTCGAGGGTGCGAAGAAACAAATACATCAAGGAGTAAAAGTTATCTGATGGATTTCCATATTGCCGAACAAGCAGTCCTCGCTGGATGTCTCAGAGATGAGAGCGGACAATGCTCCGCCCTCGCTCTTGAGCGTCTCACGGATGAGGACTTCGTAAATCCTACGCACCAAAAGATATTCGACCTCGTTGGAAAGCATACACCCTGTAATGAAATCGATATCGCTATCCATGAGCCTAGCATAGCTACCGATGCTGTATCCATTGCGGAGAAGCATGGCGGCGGATCAATAGATCGATATATCGATCACCTGATCGAGAGCCGGAACCTCCGTTCCGTGGAGAAAGCAATTCTCTATGCTCAGGATGAGATCAAAGAAGGTAAGAGTGCGGAAGATGTGGCTGGTAGTTTCACTACCCGCGTTGCCAAGTCCATCTCCAAGGGAAGAGGACAAGTGAAGTGCGGTTCCGCGGGGAACGAAGCATACTCGGAGTTTCTCAGGGTGGATGCGGGTGACTCCTCTGCGGTGAGTACGGGATTCAATAAGCTGGATCTCATTCTCGGAGGTGGCTTCCGCCCAGGTGCGTTGTATGTCTTAGCGGCTCGCCCTGGAGTAGGGAAGTCTGCGTTTGCGGTACAACTCGCCTATGGGATTGCCCGTCATGGATTGAGGGTAGCGTATGCATCGCTGGAGATGGGTGCGGCGGAATGTGCCGGGCGGTTGCTTTCCCATGATAGTGGGGTTGCCCGCCCGCGCAAAGAGGGTGACCTTTCTGCGGAGGACCGCAAGAAGCTGGAAGGTACAAAGAACCGCATGAAGTCATGGCCTATTACCTTCAAGGATGATAGCTCGGCCACGGTGGACTCATTCCGCGCCTTTCTCGCCCAAGAGGTGATACAGGGTAGGGTAGGTCTTGCGGTAATTGACTACTTGCAACTCCTCTCCGCACCTGGACATGACTCCCGCGTGCAAGAGGTGAGCTACATTTCTCGCGTCTTGAAGCAGACCGCGATGGAGCTGGGTGTACCGATTCTCGCACTTAGCCAATTGAATAGAGCCTTGGAAACGCAGAACAGGAAACCCGTGATCTCCGATCTGCGCGAGAGTGGGTCCATCGAGCAAGACGCGGACTGCGTGTTTCTCCTTTCGCGTTCCGATGATGGGACAGACTACGATAAGCGAGAAATCCATTTCAATGTCGCGAAGAACAGGAACGGGGAAAGCATGGCAACGAACTTTGACTTCCATCCATCCGTTGGACGATTCACCCTCGCGGTTTCTCCTACCTTGAATGATGGAAAAGTGAGTCAGTCGCCCTGGTGAGACTACATAAGGACACAAAAAGCCCCCTCTCGTCTCCAAGAAGGGGCTTAAAAGGCGTTTTGATTGTTTGTGTCGATAATTGCGTGATCTCAAATCAAAACGCTTTTTAGGTGGGTCTACGGGGCTGATTCGGATTTCCCCCAAGGGAAGGTATCGCTTATCCCTAGCATAATTAAGTCAGCATCAACTCCGAATTTTTGAGCGTATGCTCGCACAATCTTACCCGGAATAGGATGCCCAGGTTCTTTATGTAGTTTCACCGCTTCAATCGCTTTCTTTAATTCTTCGCAAGGCTCCATAGGTTTCCACTCCTTTGCTTGCTTCGCCCAAAGTTCCATTTTGTTTTCGCTCATATCGTTTTCTCCTTTCTTATTAAATCCCTAAGATCAAATAAATCTTGAACGGGCAATTCGTCTAGTTCATCCATACAAACACCTAAGAGATCGCATAATTCGTAATCCAAATCGGTATTTTCTTGAGATGTACTCATATCGTTTTCTCCTTTCTCTTGTTCCACCACTCGATCACCTTGGGCGCGAAACGCATGGCCACGAAGATGGCCAGCCCAAGCGCGATACGCGGAACCATGTCGTTGTCAGTTTGTTTCGCCATTGGTTTCTCCTTCTAGTTTCGCAATCAAATCATTTACCTCTTCGCGAACAAACAAAGCGTAACCAAGTTGTGCGTCCATATCGTCTACTTTTTTCCAATCAGAAATTATGTCGTCAATCACAGACCATTCTTTTAAAAGGGTAAGCACGCGAATTACATCCTGTTTGTCGTGTTCAGTCATAGGTTTCTCTTCGCTCATCCTTCACCCCCCTCTACCTTGGCGAGAACCTCGCGGAGTTCCGTTGTTCTCATAAGCCATTTAACTAAGTCTAAACCCTCGATCTCATCTCTGTAACCCATATCGCCAATCGCTTTCAACACTTTCTCGAATAGCTTGCATTGCTCCAATAGCTCAGGAGCCGCCGCGATCAATCGCGCGTTGGCGTTTGCAATTTCTACTTCTTCGCAATCGTAAGCTACTTGCAATTCCTTGGGTATGATATCGCAAACGCATTTCTCGTTCCCATAAACCCCGCCTGAACTAGTTTCATCAGCAAGGGTATAATGCCAAGGTCCTGGCGTGAATGTGGCGCGTTTCTCTTCTGTTGTTTCCATGTTATGCGTTCTCCTTTAATCCTTCAGTCGCGTTTCTCTCAAGAGATTTTGCGAATCCAGGCATGAAGTCATCCTTGATGGGAAAATTTGCCATTATTCCACAAACATGTTCATACCCGCGTTTACTTTGCTCCTCATAAGTTAAGTCATCCCAACCTTTTGTGGCTTCAAGTTTCTTATTCTTCGCAATCTGTATTCTCTCCGCATCCGTATAATCGGATTCCACTTTCTCGATATGCAAAGGAGTCTCGCAGAACATAAACTCGAATCCACCCGCAAGCGCTAGGTAAATCAAATCTTCTACTTTTCTCTTATCACCTTTAGCGATTCGCGAGATCATGCAATGTTGTTTGTCTGTTAGGTTAATGGTTAGTTTTTTCATATCTCTATCTTTCTCCTTTGTATTTAGTTGAATTGTAATTCTGTTTGCCTTGCGCGTTTACGCACTACGCGGATCGTTTCACGATCACCCACTACGCGATCACCTTTGCGCGTTTCTCTTGTCCTTGGGTTCCGTGCTTTGCCCCTCTCCGCGAGCTTGAAAAGCTCCGCGAGCGCGGGCGGAAATATCTCGCTGGCGTGCTTCACTTGGCCCCCCTTTCTCTTATGTGCTGGAATAGCAACCAAGCGCCAGCCAGCGCGTACGGGGTCCAAAGTATTGTGATTAATTCGTGTATGATAGTGTCCATTTGTCTCTCTTTGTAGTTTGTAGGATTGTAAAAATGCGCGTTTCTCGCATGTGCGGCCCGCTTAGTCTAGCGCGTTTTCCAAATCAATTATGGCTATATTTAGGTTTTCCTTAATCTCTGCCATACGGTCCCAGGAAAAGCCATTTTCTGCCATGCGTTCTATCTGTTCTCTTATGGCAATCAATTGCCCTAGTAATTCTCGCGCTTTCTCTTTGTTCATGCGTTTTTCTTTACTTGGTTTAGTTGTGAATGCCAATTGCAATAGGTCCAGGAAGGGAACCGCATGCATGCAAACCCTTTGGCAAGCAATTGCCACAATTGCCCGGACAAGCAAAACCTTTTTGAATGCCAGCCGCACGCATGGCCTGGCGTACATCTGCCCGGTATTCATTCGACATTGGCCGCGTTTTATCCTGGTAGCTCCTGGCTTTAATATATTTACGGTCTACAGGAACCGCGAGGAATTGCCCGCGAGTAATGGGTAACCGTTCCATGCGTTCAATCCATAAAACGCCGCCGTACCGGGAACCGCCGGACAAATTCAATTTGTAATTCTCAGGCCATGCGTACCCGGTACGGTCCAGCGCCAGGAATATTTCCCAGCTTTTTGAATAGCCATACAAGGAAAGATCCGGCCTGGTTTTGCATAAATCCATCCAATACTGCAAAATATCTAGGCTGGGAAAGTCACCGTCTACATAAAGCCGGACCGTTTTGCCCGTTGGAATTTGATTGAATTTGTCAGCAATAAATGCCCGGCCAGCCTGGGACCGTAGCAAAATGCTGTTTTGCAATTGTCTGAAAAACGCCGCCGGATAACGCCAGGCCGTAAAAGAATAACACCAGCCTTTCCCGAAGTTTGCCGCGTTGTGTTTGTTTCCCTCGCCGTACAAACATGCACCAGCACCTGGGCAATCGAAACCGGGTAAACTAGAAAATGCATAAAACGGTAACTTGCTGTTCCCTGTTTCCATAAATACAGAAAACCGGGCTGGCCCGCTTTGGTCCGCAAACCACTCCAGGAAACGGACCGCATAAAACTTCGTTGTGCCAGCCTTTGCCGGGTCCCCAGGAATAGCCGCAACAAGTTTAGACAAGCCAGCCAAGTCATTAGCAAGCGCTAACCGGGCCAAGTCAATTTTGCCCGGAGTGGATAGTTTAGGAGCTTCAATTGTTTTCATATCACTTCAATCCCATGCGTTTTGCAACGCGATCAAACTCGCGGTCCAATCGATCGCATTCATCCAGCATCTCATGGCAACTTGCTATCTTTTTACTGATCTTGTCTTGCCAATGTTTGACGCGATCAAATTGCTCTTTGGTTTTCGCGATTGAGTAACCGCGCCGTAATGTTTGAGTGATTGTTTTCATTTTTTACCTTTTGTTTTGTTATTAGATTGCCCGAATAATGATATCAAAGCCGCGTGGCCCTAAATTTTCTCTTAATACCTTTGCCCGTTCGTTCGCCCGGCTTTGGTCAAATTGCCACTCTACTAAATAGACGGCCCCCCCGGATTTTCTTTTGTAAATATAATATGTCATGACCGCACCATCGCATATTAAAATACCCTAGTCAAACACAAAAGAACACAAAAGACACATTGCAATAAATACCGCTTAAACACTACCCTACGCGGTACGCGGTACGCGGCCAGCTTGCAATTTCATTGCACATTGGCAAGCGCTTAGGACCGTACCGGGAAACGCAAAACGCGGACCAGCCGGGACCGCCGCAACGGGGAAACGCGAACCGTAAATGCAATAACCTTGCAATAGCGCAAACAGGGAAAACCGGGACCGCGTTGTGATTCATTTCTACCCGGACAAATGTTTTTTCAGTTCACGCAACGCATCAACGCATCATGATATGTTGATACGAACGCCGCCACCGTTTCCCCGTTCCCCGTTTCCCCGGCAATCGCGGCCCACGGTCCCCGCTTTTCCCGCACCGGTTCCCCGTTTCCCGCTTATCTAAGCGGTTTAGCAATAGACTAAGAATCTATTGCTCGCGATCCGCGCGTTTAAATCTTCGCGTCCAGGCGGGGGGGCGGGGGTGCGTGCGTGCGTCCGCGTTTTTCTGTATTATCATCACACCCCCCACAACTTTTTTCGCCATAAGCTCCCCCAGCGTGATGTGGTTGGAGGCGTTGTTTATATTCTAATGCGTTTCTTTGTTTCTGTGTTTCTGTGCTTCTGTGTTGCACATTCGGATCGATCCTCGATCTCCGTAGCCTCGTGTAGCCTGTTAGAGGTGTTTATTGGAGTGGTACGACCCTGAGGGCTTCCATACCTTGTAACCCGCGTTTAAGACGACTTCTTTGCAGAGATCGAGGAACTCCTCTTCTGTGAGGTCATTCTTTGCACGATTTGCGTCTGTGCATACGATTTGCAGATTATCGAGGCATGCGGTTCCTCCACGGGCAATGGGGAGTATGTGGTCGTACTCGTATTCCTGTGGTTTATTCCAGGAGAGTGGTCGTCCTGTGAGGGCGCATTGAAAGTGGTCACCATATTTTGCGTGTACATCCTTGTAATTGAATGCGGCATTCTTTTGGAACTTAGATGCTTTCGCTGAAATTGCTTTGGACATTTGTCTGTGTGTATAGGAAGTGGTGGGGTTTAGTTTACGCTGGGTTTTTGGTTTTCTGTTATGGAAGCAGTTTACCCGTTTTACATGGAGATATGTTGGGCGTGATACATTCTTGCGTCTTTGCTTAGTTTTTTCCTTCTGTCCTTTACCGAGGTGGTACGAGATTGTGCCTATTGAGCAGTTGAGGGTATTTTGTATGTCTTTGTATGAGAGTCCCTGTAGGCGGAGAGCTTTAATCTGTGGGCCTAGAATCGACTTCCTCATGTGTTTCTGTGGTTTCTGCGTCTTCTATATCGATTACTTTCTCTGTGGATGCGTCTTTGGGTAGGTTCTTTACGCCTTTTTTGAGGATATCTCGTACCTGATCGGGGGACATATCGGAGGAACCTAGTTTGACATTGGCAGATGCGGTGATGTTTGTGGGTCTGCCGGAGATGGTCATAAGTTTATCGAAGAGCATACCCACGGCATAGGCTTTATTCTGAGGTGGTATTTGCTCTATGGAATCGTGGAGATCGTTTAGGGAGTCTGCGACCATGTGCTGGAGCTTCTTTTGTACTTCTGAGAGGAATTGTTGCTCTGTCATCTTCATTCCGTATTTCAGAGCGTTGTGTATTCGTAGTCTGTCTTCTTCTTGTTTAACGGATAGTTCCATATTCTTTGCCTCTTGCTTTGGAGTTGATTGTCTAGCGGCTATTCGTGCCGCAGAAGTGATTACTTTGTCCTTTAATTTAGCATCAAAGGGTTTGAGCTTTTTGGGTATTCCTCGTGGCATGTAGCGTTTTTTATATTATTTTGCTTGCACAGGCTACAAAAAACTACAAAAGGGTACGAATGGCGGAAAAGATGACAGGTAAAGAGTGCATGCGGATTTTAAAGAAGCATGGGATTAGTAGGGATGAATTTGCGGGGATGATGGGAATTAAGAGAAGTACCATGCGTACCTGTGTTCATGGTAATCGGATATCGCGGAAAATGGTTGAGCGATTGAAGGAGATGGAGGGAGAGAGCGTTATTGCGGAGGAGATCGCAGAAGTGGACGCTATGATCGAGGAGGCGAAGAAGCCTAAGGTTGTGGTGGTCGAGGAGGGCGAGAGACGCATGGCACGGGTATATGGCATCCCCTCGAATAAGTTTTTACGACTGATTGAGTTTCGTGACGGGACACATGGTAAGGTTAGGTGCAAGCCCGGTAAGTATTACATAGGGGATGAGATGCGTGTGAAAGACGCGGGCAATGGTATGTGGGAGATTGTTTGATGAACAACTTTAAGAGCTACTCTTCGGTGGGCGGTATTACCGCGCCTGGAAAACAGATACATGACACCACCGCGACACTCGGCGGGGAGAGTGGTTCGTTTTTACAATGATGGATAATGAACATTTCGAGGTATCGGATTGGACATACTTCTTTAGTAATTGGCCGACTTATGAGGAAGTTAATGAAGGGTGGCACAAATTTTGGGGAAACACGGAACTTATCCGCACCTACCGCGACTCCAAGGGGAGATCCCTCAGAGACAAGTATGGCAACCCGCTGGTCACACGATCCACGAAGTCGAGACAGATGCCACTCGGAGCAACGGTTTCTGATTATATGAATTATGCAAGACGCAAAGGACCAAATAATACACGAGACTAAGGTCTTCCTAAATCGCTGGGACGCGGAATGCGACTTGGATGAGATAGGTATCGCTAAGGCAGTAATGCTCGGGATTAACGATTGGCTGGAGCGTCAGGTAGTGGAGTTCGAGTTTGAGATAGAGTTCGAGGATGAGGAGGAAGAAGATGAATGTATATAAACCAACGGGCGAAAAGTTAGAGAGTTGGCCACAATGGGTGGCTCGCTTAATCAAGGCGAACCAGGAGTTACGCGAAGAGATTGCTGAGTTAAAGAAGCAACTCGCGGAAAAGAAGGATGGATGAGCCAAAGAGTAAAAGCGGGTTGTCATCCGATCTTTTGGATAAAGTACGGAAGAGCGATACCCGAATCAGCACAAGAATTACCACGGTGCGACTTGAGAGATTTGGGACCCCCATGCTCGAAATTCGACCAAGAGACATTGGAACGGATCAGGAGGGATGGGCAATCGGTAAAGAAGAAATCCCGTGCCAAACGCTCGAAGACGCGATCGTGATCGGATTGGAGATATTAGCGAGGGGATGATTCGCACCAGGTATGAAAGTCAGACTGACCTTGCGAATGAGCGTAAGGTGGAGGCTTTTTTATCGAAGCAATGGGGTTGTTGTTTTCACAAGCTGAACCCAATTAAGTGGAAGATTGATTACCTTATTCAATGCGGTGATCGGTATAGTTGGGCGGAGTTAAAGTGCTTGAATATAAGGTATGGGCAGTATCCGTTTATGATTTCGTACAAGAAGATCGAGGCGGCCAAGTTATTACATGATACTTCTAGGAGAAAATTTAATCTTATTTTCAGATGTTCGGATGAGTTGTGCTATCACACCTGGGACTTCAGTAAGGATTATAAATTTGAGTGGGGTGGTCGCACAACTGCCACTCGCGATTCGCAGGATATAGAGCCTGTTTTTCGGGTTTACCCGGAGCAATGTAAAGTAGTGGAGGGATTCAATGCCTAAGATAACCTATGCTGATGAGATAGACGCGAACTTCGGAATCCCGTGGACGAGCGATCTGAAGTTTGACAAGGGCGAGTTAGCATGTGCGTTAACCGAGGAGCAGATTGATGCGTTGCCCCCTGAGCGTGCGGAGATG